CCCAGGTCCACAAGGTTTGCTTAATTTTTTATAACCACCTTTTTCACTAATACCAGTTCTTGAAACAAGTGCTGCTCTACCTTTTGCAGCTGCCTCCTTTGTAACAGATGCTTTTCCTGCTTTGACCTTTTCAGCAAAGTCTAAATGCTTTCTCATCTCAGACTTTGCTGCAGCAAAGTAGGTAGTAGAACCTTTTTTAATACCTGCTTTAGCAAGAGTATTGGAGATTGTAGCTCCCCAGAATTTAGCAGCACCTTCAGTTAAGGTATGACCATTACCTCTTCTTTCAGCATAAGCACTAGCAATAGGATCAATAAAAGCTTTTCTAACTGGTGGTTGATTACCAGTTTGAGTATAAGTGGCAGATCCAGTTCCCATTTTAAGAGGAACTGACCATGTACGCGTTCTAGGAGGTGGTGGACTTGGAGGATCGTATGAAGGAGGACTTCTTCTTGATACTACCCTACTAGATACTGTAGTAGTTTTAGCTCCTGTTACTGCTTTACTTTCAGTTCTTGTTAGAGTATCAGTAGCAATATTCTTTACACTAATAATAGTTGCCTGTAAAGTCTCAAGATTTCCTGTTGCATCAAATCCTCTTACAGCATCAGTAGTGACATTTCCTTCTATCTGACTATTATTCTTACTGCTTGTAAGTCTGAATGATTTTTTACCAGTTTCAAACTTTGGATTGGATATATCGTTGGGGTTAGGAACAAAGAATGAACCAATAACACTTCCTACAGTATCAGTTCTAAGTCTTGCATTAGAAATTGATGCTTGAGCATTAGATGTTTGACCTACTAATTTAAGACCTTTTTCAACATATCCATAGAAAGTATTTTCTGATTTTTCAGCTAAAGTCTCCATATCTACATTTAAAATAGTAGATGTTGAAGAATATAATTCAGGAATAACAGTAAGATCAGAAGAAGCAGATGCATCTGTAGAAACATCTGATGAATTTGATGCAACAATATTATCAATTAAAATAGCATCAGTTAAAATAGAAGTTCCTTTATAGAGGGGAGTAAATTGATAATATGGATTAGCTTTATAAATCTCGCTAGGATCATCTATAGGTCCTCTCTTATGATTTGATTGAGCTACTTTAAATCTAATTAACTGTTTTCCATTAGATGTAGTTCCTATAACAGTTTCTCCTACTTCAAAGGTTCCAGTAACCATTGAAATTTCAAGAAGTTTTGGAATAATATATTTGTTTACATCTTGACCATCAAAGAATGCATAAATTCCAGTTAAAGGTTTTAATTTTCTAGCATCAAAGCGCATATTACGCTGTCTCATATAAGCACTTATCTGAGTATTAATTACCTTAGGACCTTCATTAATAGTGCTAAATGTTTCTTTAACAAGTTTTTTAGTTCCTTTTCTAGTTGCAGTACCAGTTTGTTGTCTAGTAGTAGCAGTCCTTCTAATTAACTCATTTCCTCTCCATGATTGTCCTTTATTTTGTGTAGAAACAACCTTACTTCCAGTCCAATTATTCTTCCAAGAACCCCAAGTTACTGGACCATATCCTACTCTAGAGTCAAACTCAGAAGCACTTAACTGAGAGGCAGTGTTAGTATAAGTAGTAAGATCTTCATGCTTAGCTTCAAGAGTAACTTGATCTACCCATATATCAGAATCTGGAAGAAGATCTATAGTTCCTCCATAGTAACTCACAAGATATGGAGTAACATTTTCAACTCTAGTAGCAAAAAGTTGTTGTATATGAATTTCTTCTACGTAATCTAAAGTTAATGCCCTTCCAGTTTTTCTAATTCCATTAGCACTATCTAAATCTAATTTTAGATCCAATAAAGTTGTATGTGGAGAAGGTCTCAATTCTCCATTCTGATAATCAATACTATTCTTAACTATAGTCTTCTTAATTTGATTTTCAGTATCAGAGAAATCATCCACAAAGAAACCAGATTTAAATCTATTCAATCCATCACTATCAGTAATATTCATATTCAAAGCATCATTCTCTAATAATGTAAGAGATGTATAAAACTCTAAATTTTCAATCCTCTTTTCAAGTTTATTGATATCATTCATCTGATATCTCTTATAATCAGCAAGTTGAATACTTACATCATTAATATTAAAAAGATATGCTGGCAATGAAACTGATGCTACTTCTAAAGCACCATCAATAGGAACAGGCCATTCTGGATTTTCTGCTGGTGTCCCTGTAACTAATTGAAAATCACCTTCTTTATTAAGATAAATTTTATCTAATCTAGGAAGATAGAACGAATAATCTAATAGAATAGAACCATCAGATGCTAAAATATTTTTAGCAGAATTTCCAGATCCATCAAATGATCTTCCTAAAAATTCAAATGGAGATCTTGAGGTTCCTGAAAAATCAGAAACTCTAGGTCTTATATCAATAATATCACTTACATCAGTATCACCTATTTCAGGCAAATCTTTATAATTAAAATTATCATAAGAGTTAATAGTAGTAATATCTCCAGTATCAGATGCTGTAAAATAAGCAGATTCAAATATAATAGTTACTTTTTTAAATGGAGCATCATATTCTGGTTTTCTTATTACTTTACCATAATCATAGATAGTATTTCTTTGCCCATCATCATAAGTAAATTCTTGAGTAATATTATTAGAACCTATTGTTATAGCAGATACAGTAGCAGTAATTCCAGATTCTTCAAAAGTAACAATTTCTCCAACTTTAAGATCTAATTCATTTGTAGTAATATAATTAATATTAGTATCATCTTCCTTACTTACATAAATTCCTCTAAAATTACTGTCAGCACCAGTAAAATGATCTCCTATTAACAAATCTCCTGTTTTTGCTGTTGAACTATTAATAGAACTTAAAGTTACTTTAGGTAAAGCTGGATTGCTAGTATTCTTAGATTCAAATATTCCATGTACTTTAACAACATCAGGAACATTCAAAGAAATTTCTTCATCTTGAACTCTAGTTCCATAAACTGTACCATAGGTAAGTCCATCATTTAATGTTGTAGTTCCAATTCCAGAAGAAGAATCTTTAGAATTGGATATTGTTAAAATATTAATCTTTTGCTTTTCCTTAACTTTTGAAGTTACATTTACTTTACGTAATGTAGCTACCAATTTAGCAGTATCATTAGCACCCAATCCATTAATAATTAACTCAGTAGATCCTGCATTAAAATCAAATTTATCAGATGATAAGGATTCTGTTGAACCATCTGTTCTTATTAAAATATAATCCTCTTCATCAAAAGGTAAAAATGTTTCACTAGCACTTCCACTACTAATAACATTTGTCTTACTATCAGTAATAGTAACATCAAATTGTTTTTTAATTGTAATATGAGAATTAGTTAAATCTACACTTGCAATATTATCCTTAGGAAATTTAGTATATAGGTTATTATCTACTGAAGATTGGAATTGAGAAGATAATACTTTAAAATTAGATGGATTGATTATAGATGTAGGTAATCCACCTTCACAAATACCAGCTACAGTAGTAACACCAGAAATAGTTATAGAATGTTGAGATACACTTTCAACCCTAGCAAAGGATGCAGTACTAACTCCACTAATATTAGTATTTGTGTAAGAAACCAAATTACCAACAGTTGCTACTCCAACAAAATATTTGGTAGCATCTGTACTAGTAACAGTAGAAATACCCAAATAAGCTCCTGAAGTAGTAGCAGCACTAATATTAACTTCACCTATATGGAACAAACTAGTTTGTTTTACATCAGCATTGAATGTACTAGCAGTACTTACAGTTCCACGAATAGATTTGATATCACTAGTAGAGTAAGAAGTTGCACCAGCTCCTATATTTCCACTTTCTATCCCGTTAAAAATAAATTGTTCTCCAGGAATAAATGTTCCTTTAGTATTATATGCAGTTACAGCAGTACCAGAACTTACACTATATCTTAAATATCCTGTAGCACCACTAGATTTTCCTTTAATATGAGTAGGAACAGTTAAAGTAGCAGCTGTATTTAAAGTTAAATCTGTATAAGTTTGAATATCATATAAAGCAAGATCCCATTCATTTTCATTTGGTCTTGAAGTATTGTAAGATCCAGATTCTAAAGCAAAATCATATACACGTGCTAATCCTATCTCCTTACCAGCAGCAGTTGTTGCTGCAGCACCAATTCTAGAATCTCTTAAACTTACTGTATAATTAGTTCCTATTCCTATTACAGGTGATCCAGAAACTCTATTCATAGTAAAAGTTGGACCAGTAACGTAGTTTATACTCTGATTTTCTAAAGTTTTAGTAGTTCTAGGTTTTTGAAAATCTATGTAAGTGGGAGATACAGTTTCTACCTCATATCCTTGAATATAAGCTTTTCCAGGAGAAAATTTATAAGTACCTAAATCATTGCTAGGAGTATTATCGTTATAAGTTGTTTGATCTTTTGTAAAAATACCATTATTTCCCTCAAAATCATTTAGAGTATTTTTAGCAGTAAGAGAAAATGGTTTAACATAATAATTACCAGATTCATCAAAAGTTCTAGCAGCTAATTCATTTGCTAATTCATTATAATCTTGATTTTGAGCAACTGAAATTATTTCTCCACCTCTAACATCCATCAACTCTATAAAGTTAGATGGTTTTTCTTCAGTGGGATCTATAGCTTTTAAAGTTACATTTAAATGTAATCTATCAGCTCCTGGAGCAGTATAATTACTAAATCCTGCAGCATTATCATTTAATGTTTCATCTAAATCTGAATTAACAATACTTTCAGTTACCCTTAATCCAATTTTAAAATTAACAGCATTATCATAAGGATCTAAAACTAAACTTTGTGCTGGTACATCTATAAAATATCCTCTAACATAATAGATGCCCTCAGCTAAAATAGCAGCTGATCCATCAAAACAAGCATCTTCATTAACAGTTTGAGCTACAGGTTCACCTGGTTGAAAAGTTAAACCAGATTGAGTATTTAATACAGAAGCATCTAATAATAAACTCTCCCCTGGTAAAAATACCTCATTATCTTCACCTCCAGTATTTAAATAATTGATGAATAAAACATACCAATTTTCTTCAAGAGGAACTCCAAGAAATGATGTTATTTTAGCTTTTACACCACTTTGACTACCAATTACTACTTGTCCAAGAAGATCATCAAGATATGTCTCTACATCTATTCCTTCGTTAAGTATTTGTATTCTAACAGACTGATATCCTCCAGTAAATCTAACTCCACCACCAGTTACTGATGCACCATCTTTAAAAATATGATTACCGAATTTTTCAATCTGATTTTGAAGAACAGATTGAATTCCTGTTAATTCTCTAGCCTGAACAGGCAATCCAGGTTTAAATAATATTTTGCAATAATTACCTGTAGTATCAAAATCGTCAAAATAAGGAGCGACGTTTAAATTTGTTTCCTGTGGCATGAGTCTTTAGAATTGCAAAATGACTTTGATATCTTCTCTTTGGTTAGCAGACCTAGTAATAGAAGGTCTGTTATCAACATATATTATATTTCCAGAGTATTTTTTAACCTCAGGATTAGAAACTCCTTGATTAAAACTCTGTCCAAGGTAATATGTTCTATTATTTATTATGGTACTTATACCAGGACTACCAGCAGTTCCAAAGTTAGTATCTATTCCCAAAGTACCTTCATTACTAGTAATATTTACATTTCCTCCAGTAGTTGGATTTGCTGTAAAAGCATGTAATGAATATCCATAAGTAGGATCTGTTTTTAAAGATCCATCAGTATTAAATCCAACTAAACTCTTATCTTGCCAATACTTAAGAACTCCTGTTGTTTGATCATATGAAACAACTCTTCCTACAGCAGTAGAACCTACTCCTACAGTTTGAGTTACTTGACCATCTAAATTAAAGGTAGCAGTAGTATAACCTGCACCAATTAGTTTTAAAGCATATAAAGAACTTGCTTTAGCAAGAGTTAAATTGGAAGTTGAATCATATGCTTGAGGATTTTCTACAATTCCAATTCTAGCAATTTGATTTCCAGTAATAAAATCAGGATTTTCTGTATCATTTTCAATCTTAGAAAAAATTAAAACATTAGTAGATCCCAATTCTCTATAGATATCTGCTCCATGTCCTCCTTGAGGGGGAACAATAACATTAAATACTGGAGTTGTAGTTCCTACAGGAACTCCACCAGCAACTAGATCTATAGTTCCATAAGTATACCCAGAACCACCTTTTGCAATATTAATAGATTCTACCTTAGCATCATTATTAATAACTATAGTTGCTTCTGCTCCAGCACCATCTCCACTTACTGGAACTCCAGTATAGGTTCTATTAGCAGTTCCTATTCCAGATCCTCTATTAATAATAGTAGCAATTTTTAATTGTCCACTAGTAGAAGCATTATCTCTTACTGCAGCATTATCTGTGCTTGTTTCCCAATCATTAGGGACTGGCATAAAATTAGTTGAATCAAATTTAGCAATATCACTAGGTTTAATAGTATAAAGATATTTCCATACATAACCATCACCACTATCACCTGCTGCTTTAGGTTCAAGGTCTGTAAATGTAGGTTGGTCTAGTGAAGGTCTTCCTGTGGTATTTTCAGGATCTGTTCCATTTTGAAGACAAATATAAACTTTATAATCTTCATTAACTACAAAATATTTTGATGCATATAGATTAGTTGATCCAGAAGGTTGAGCTATATTTGTTCTACTAATATCCCCTCTATACATATCATATGTTATACCAGAAGTCCAAGTATTCTTACTAATCACTCTACGTACATCAGAAGTTGTAATCTTCTTCAATGCTACCATAGTATCCCAATAATCATCTTCCTGATCAAAACTATCCTTAGGAGCTGGGGGATTAGCATCCCAAGTGGAAGAATAATTAGTAGCATTAGGTAAACCAACAAAAGAATAATATGAATTTGCTGAAGAAGTTGCAGCAGAAACAAAATTCTTCGCATTCAATATTCTTAGTTGATCAGTTATAATGGCGGACATTTTACGATTTTTTAGTTATTTATGAATTATAATTTAAGTATCTTAATGGATTCACTCTTTCTATAATAGGAGAAGTTGTTATTCCAACTAATCCATCACTATTTCCTGCATAAGATGCAAATACTCTTGCAGATCCTCTAGGAGCAGTAACAATTCTACCCCAACTATATTCACCAAAGAACTCACTATGTCCAAGTCCAGTTAATCCATTATAATCTTGAACACTAACTGTTACTTGAGCAACATAAGTTAATCCAATTCCTATACCCATAGTTTGAGCAATAGAAACTTGAGCAACTTCATATACATTATCTAAGAAGGAAGTTCCTATACCCACCACAGTTCCATCTTGATATAAAGAAGTTACTGAAGCACCTACATTAGAATTAAATACTGTAAAGTAATATCCTGTTGATATTCCACTTACTGTAAGAGCAGTTCCTACAGTAGCAGCATTTCTGAATAATGAATCTTTTGGAAGAAGTAAATCAAACACAATACCAGTTGATGCTACACCAACAGATGTTGTAGAAATACCAGATATAATACCAAAATCACCAGAATATGATACATCCTCAATAGTTTCAATTGAAGCAACTGACTTGGGTTCACCTATTAGAATTGCTGGTGCAGCAGTGCTAGTATATGCAAACCCACTAGTGGTTCCTCCATAAGAAACTGTAATAGCACTTACAGTTCCAACTCCACTTATAGTAGCAGTTGCTCTAGCACCCTGAGAAGTAGTTAAACCAATTGGTGTAGTAATAGAAACTGATGGTGCTATAGTGTATCCTGCACCAGGATTTGTAATATCAAATGAAGTTACAGTTCCTGCAACAGATACAAAAACAGTAGCAGATGCTCCCACAAAACTATCTTGAGAGATAATTCTAATATCACTCTGTCCACTATAATTTTCTTTAGAACTATCAAAGAAAGTTCTTACATTTGATACAAATATAACAGTAGATCCAACACCCACAGATTGAATAATATTTGTATTAGGATATATTAATGGTTCATAATGAGGTCTATCCTTAGTAACTGCATCACCATCTATAAATTTATCTTGAGTTTGTCTAGACCACATGACAGATCTTTGGAAACTTTCATTAGTAGTAATTCCAGGACCAGCATAAGGATTTGTATTTACACTATCAGAAGAATTAATAGTAGTTACTGTTCTCTTATTTTCTTCTAAAGCAATATCTTGATCATATAATTTAATTTCATCACCTTTCTTAACTGTTTCTAATATATCAACAGTGGTAACATCTACAGTTCCTGTTCCTCTATAGAATAAAATCTTAGAAGTATCTCCTTCTTTTGGTGATTCCTTAAAGGTAATAAAACTACCACCCTTAAATTCATATCCAACATCAGGAACTTGAAGAATATCATTAATGAATACTAATAATGCAACCTCAACATCAATATTAGATCCTGGTTTTGATTGAATGGTTTGCTGAACACCATTTAAATTTAATGCAAAAGAAGTTGTTTTTCCATCAAACAATGAATCTAAAGGATCTAAAACTTGGAAATCTCCAACTGTCCATCCAGCAAAACTATCACTTACAGTTTCATTAATTGTGAGTTGGAATTCTCTAAATTCAGTAGCACCTGCAGTTGGAATACCTACAGCACCACCAACCCCAATAGTTAACTTCTGAGTTTCACCATAACCATATCCTTGATTAATAATTTCAAAATCAATTACACTACCACCTAAACCAACAACCACATTAGCTCTTGCTTCTGATCCCACTCCAGATTGATTTGAAGGATAGAATAAAGGCATATTGCTATAAGATAGTGGTTCATCTATAACAACAGTAGGAGGATTAGTTGATGTGTAACCAGTACCAGGATTAGTAATAGCAATACTTACAATATTACCACCACTAATAGCAGCAGTACCAATAAATTCAATATTAGGTGCTCCTGTACTTAGTGTCTGAACCCCTACATTAACAATTGTCTGAATACCAGTTCTATACCCAGATCCACTGTTTCCTATGCTTACAGAACTAATAGTACCCAATCCAGAAACAAGAGCAGTACCACCTGCAGCAACCAATGGTTGATATCCTAAACCTTCTGTAGATCCAACAGAAACAATAACACCACCAAGAGGTACATTAGAACTATTAGGATCTGAAGTTACTGAGGATATAGATCCTGTGAATTGTACACTAGTGATTCCTGTAGCACCTTCAATAAGAGTATAGTCACCAGGAACAGAAACCCCACCAGTATATCTTTGTGGTCCTTGAGGTACTTGATTTACTAATAGAAGAGCATTATTTGTTGAGAATCCTGCTATATTACTACCACCAGACTTAAGAGTAAACTGAGTTGTCAATCCAGTGAAATTACCAGAAATATCATCAAAGATGTAGTTACCAGCATAAGGTTCATCAGCACTACCAGTAATACCAGATCTCATAAAGGATCTACCATTAAAGGATGAATGAGTTGCAATACCAACCCAATCCCTTTCATCTGGTTCATTGGTAGTAGTAGATAGTGGAGTTAATCCAACAGGAGCAGTAAAGAAGTTGACAGTACTATCAACAATATTATAGTTTCCTTCTACCTTAGTAATTAAAGTTCCATCACTATGAACATTAGATTGAGTACCCATCCAAGGTCTAGTTACTAATAGAACATTGGTAGCACCCAATCCAACAGAATCCACCTTCATAATCTCATCACCAATCTTCAACATATCACCACCAGTAATAGACGTTATTCCTGATAGTTTAATCTTATCTGTAGTAGCAGATACATCAGCAGTAATAGTAGTAGTTACTGCAGTAGCAACTATTGGAGATTGAACTACATTATCAATACTTAATATACATCTTGAATTTTGTTTCTTAGAAGTAAATGAATGAGAAGTTCCAACACCCACAGCAGAAATATCCAAATAAGTAGGAGTAGTCTTTAATGCATTCTCTGCAGAAGTAGCAAGTCTAAGTCTAGTATCATCTACCTTAACAGCATAGACTGTAGAAGGCATTTTATCAGTAGTTCCATACCCAGGTATAGCTTGTGAGGCAATTTCAATAGCAGAAGTAGTACCAGATCCAGTATATCTGTAAGATAATTCTTCTCCAGTAACAAAGTAATGATCTGGCAATCTAATTGTATCTTCTGCTAAACTAACAGTAGTAGCAGCACTTCCCACAAAGTCTCTCTTAAAGATTGGGAGTTGTCTATGCTTAAGATCAAATGCTCTCTTAACATCAGTCTCAGTAGCAGTATAAGCACCAAAACCAGTATCTATAGTAGCATTGGTTAAATCTATTTCATTAATCTCATTTGCTTCATCAACTAGTCTCATAGCAGCTTGGAATACTCTAACTTGAACATTAG